AAGACAATTTTAACGGCACCTGTGCCATTGATAATATTCCTACCTTTGCAAGAAACTCAACTTCATTCCAATATCTCGCGAAGTCATCAGCAGAGTGAACGTCTTTGTGTAGGTAATATCGGATAAGTGCTATTTTTTCGCCGTAGCCAATATACTTATCCGATAACCTGTATTCCTTTAATTTTTTTTTAACTCCGCCTCGTACACCTCGACCAGTTCAGCACTTTTCAAGCACAAACTGATATATAGTTTCACGTCTTTCTGTATGTCAGCCAACTTCACTTCGTCTGGTTTGTAGCAAGCATCAAAAATAATCTTACCTGCATCAATCAGATTTACCTCTCCAGTCGATTTAAGCATTTTCTGCAATGCTAACGACATTACCTGAAATGTCGGTTCGACTAATTCATAACTTTTACCTTTTACTTCTATTATCATTATAATGGTTTTTTAGTTATATGACTTGCGATACCTGTGCAACTTACCTTAATATCAGTATTATCTGTATCACTTGACATTGAATCTTCCGTAAACATGAAGTTCTTAATTGTCAATGAATATACATTGCTTGAATTAGCCAATGTTACAGGAATATCAAATGGAGGTATGTCCTTCAAATCAAAGTTTGGACTTGCAGCTTCTAATGCTTGAACCTCGTTTAATGCAAGTTCAAATGTAACCTCTGCTTGGTTTTTCTTTCCAATGCCATAAGATACAGCCAACTGTCCCGTTCCATGATTGAATGACTTGTCTTGCGACTGTGTTACAGATAGGTTGCTTAATGATGTCAATGGAACGCCATTCACCTGAAATACTATTTCAGAGTGGCTGTATTGTCTTCCGTTTATTAATGCTATTGCCATTTTATTAGATTATTTGAGTAGTGAAACCACTATTTATAATTATATTTCTTGCAACTCCAACAGGTATGTTTTTAATCGTGATTACTAATTTTCCTGTCGTTATCACATCTTGAGTAGGGTCAATCTCTACTGAATACTGACTTATCTCACCGTCTGCTTGCATCACATCTAATTGTCTTTCACAGTCGCTTCTAAACAAATCAACTGTATCAGCAGTCAATGTACCGTCTGAATTTACATACAAAGGAGAATTTAACCTTCCAATTATTGATGTATATACAAGTCTTTCTGCTTTATCGAGAGTTCTATTATTTTCAATAGTAGCAAAGTCATTTGTGATGCTGATTGCTGTGAAACTATCATTGTAATACGTTCCTGAAACACCCTGAAACTTACGCAAGAATATGAAGTGTTTGTCATTCAATTCGTCTTTCAATGAATCACTTGCAGTATTCCATAGAGTACCCTCGCAGAATGATATATCGTCAAGTGTAATTCCAGATGCAAGATTGAACTTGTTTACCCATGCAATACATTCATTCACCTTTGATAATGATATACTTCCAAGTGTATTACCTAATGTAGATATAGAAAAACCTGAAATAGACTTTATATCTTCAGTTAATTTTGCAAAATATGCTGTTTCATAAGGTGCATTTCCAAGTGAATCTTGAATGCATTGATAACAGCCACCAGACCAACGAACCTTGTCTCCTTTAATATAGTTTTTCGTGTTGCTGTATAACGCTTGATTGTAATTAGCATCTTCTCCTATTACTACCGATACATCGCTTGATGTGAGTAGTGATATGTCGCTGATAGACGATAATGTTACAGAAGCCATGTTTGGGTGCAATACAACGGAAAGAGGTTTTTTAGCAGTTCTCAATGCTGTTGTAATGGATTGTGTCGTAGTGATTTGGCTTGTGGCAAAACTCACAGCTTGTAATCTTACTCCTATCTGTCTTATTTCTCCATTTGCATAGTTCTGAATAGTAGTTATTTGCGTTGCATCGTAAGTCCCAGCAGCGTATATTCCCACATATAGAATGCCTTTGGGTTGCATTCTGAAAAATTCGCTAATATCATAATGCATCACTCTTGCTATTGAACCAACGCCAGAGGTGAATTGTGTAGTAGTTATCGTACCGCCTGCTGTTGTTTGTGCTGATTCAAGATTTGTACCTGCGTTAATCGCCACGCCAAGTCCTGTTGGTGCAGTCAATAATACATCATTAGTACTGTCTGTTGCTGAGTATCCGTGTTTTTTTGTCAAAGCGTTAATCGAGGTGGCAAGAGCAGTAGCAATAGCACCTGTCGCAGTTCCGCCTGACAATACTGTATGAGAGCCAAGTAAAGCACCGTTAATATAGAGTGCTATGGTTTCTCCTTCTAACCACGTTCCGCCAACAACATACTTACCACCTGTGGCTTTCGTTTCATCAGCGTGAGTGTTTGTGATACCGAGATTTTCAGCATCTGATATAGAATAGATTTTCTTAATCCTATCAGTAGCAGAGAACCCCGATGGGAGTGTGTCTGTATAATACAGCATCGCTGATATATGGTCTTTCCCTGCAAGAGGTCTGCCAACACCACCCGATGTTCTGTTGAATGTTACGTTATTTAGTGCCATTTTATTTCTTTTTTTTTAGATTATTTTCTTTTTCTTGCAACTGGTCTTTTCTTTACCGTTGGTTCAATTTCCTCAACTATTGGTTCAATTTCCTCAACTATTGGTTCAATTTCCTCAACTATTGGTTCAATAACCTTAATAGCTTCTGCTCTTGTAATTATGTATGTTTCAACATTATTACTTCTGGCGTGTGAACTCGCATAAGATTTTGCTTCGGGAAAAAAGAACTGATTGTCCGAAGTCGCATACATTGTTTGGATATTTTCATTCTCCAAAAAATATTGCTTCGATAATTCTATGAGTTTTTCTTTTGAGTATTTCATACCTTTTTTTTATAAAAATTAGGCAGGGCTATCACACCCCACCTAATTGAATTATTAATTATGCTCCTTGAACTAATGACGCAATGCCTTTGCCGTCAGTTCTTAGTTTTGCAGCACCGTGCATAACCATCGCACTCAATAATGAGCCGTAGTATGCTGGGTTGTCTGTATCAGAAAATATTTTAACATCTCCTAAAGCATTACAAACTGCTGACTGATGCCATGCAATCGCACCAAATAAATCACTTGTAGCTGCACTTGCACCAACTGCTTTTACAGTTTGAGGTGAACCCGGTGCGTACACAACAACATTGCTTCTTACTATGATATAGAAGCCCCATAATTTATCAACAACTCCTGAAGGTAGGTTTCCTTTTTCCATGAAGTTTCTGTTCAAGAAATAGTCTTTGTTTTCTACCAACATATTGTGATACATTACAGACGGCATCAATAAATATCTACCTTCCATAGATACATCGTCTCCGTCAAATTTAGCCGCTAATCTAGCTAAATCGTCTATCTTAACCGCTTTTCTTGTGCTTGTTCCACTTGGAGGTGCAATGTTAGATGTATCTGTGCCTGTTGTTGTAATGATTTGATTTGCTCCAACGCCAGACCATATTACAGCAGTTTCGTCTCCGATTCTTTTCATTATCTTTTCAGAATGTTGAGAAAGAACGTCTTGTCTTTTGTTGTAATTGACTTGCATCTCTTCTAAATCAGTAACTAACATTGTGCCAGTCGTATATTCAGCAAGGTCATACGTTCTGTCAGTATCAGTTCTTTGCGTTACCGTTGCCGGTAATGTCGCTCTGTTTTTTTCCACGTCAGCTATTACACCAGCTTGTGGTATGTGAACAGTCTTATTCGATACGTAAGCATCATGATTAATAGAACGTCTTACGAATGAACTTTCAGGGAATATTGCTTTTTGTATGTCCTGAATCCATATTTCTTTTTGTATTGCCATTTTTGTAAAATTTAATTAATTAATAATTTATTATGCTATTTTTGACCACTTCAATGTGATAGTTCCTGAACATAGTAATGATGCACTTGCTCCAGCCCAATTATCAGCGATATTGATATTTAGTGCTTTAACGTCGCCTGTTTCATTCAATGCTATGCCTGATAATGCTCCTGCTGTTGGTAAGAACAATCCTACTGTTGGCGTTCCATTAACATCAGTCATTGTCTGTTCTGTTACGTAATCCATGAATGTAGCTGTGCCATTAAGTACTGCTACCGCTCCACTTGCTACTACCGAGCCAATTCCTATTTCAGGTGTGTCAGCTTGTACTGCTAAGTCTCCTACAACGCCAAGATTTACATTAGTAACCTCAAGAGTGTGAACTCCTGCTGGGAATGTATAAGCTAAAGCTCCTGTTGCAAAGTTTCCACCAGCCGCAACCGTGCCTAAATCTAAATCAGTTACAGTTAAAACAGTAACGATATTTGTACCATCGCCATAATTTACCGCTGTAACTCCTGCTTCTGGAGTTCCTGCTGTTGATGAGTTTTGGATTCTTCCAGTTCTTACTGTCGTACCGTTAGTAAGGTTGGCGATATTGGTTGTGTTTGTAGATACATTCGCGTGGTCAGAACCGTTACCTGTTCTATGTGTCGTATTCAAACTTACAGCTGCACTATCAATACCTGTTGGCTCTGATTTTTCCGTAAAAGCTGTTCCGTTAAATATGAAACTTGCTGTTTTAGTTAGCGTTCCACCGATTACAAGATTGTCAGTTCCTGCTGAAAATCCTGTTCCGAAAGTAATTGTTCTTTCGCTCGAATCAGCTGTTGCGATAACGATAAGTTCCGAGCCAGCCACAACCTCACTATCAATAGATAGATTGATTGTCATATTTCCAGTCAATGTTTCTGGGCTTAATATAGTTTTTGTATCAGCCACATCGACCGCAATAGCTGCTGCATAAGCAGGAGTGATTGCTTCTGATGCTCCGAATGGGAATTTTATTATTCTTGCCATTTTATTTATTTTTTATATGTTTTATTATACAATTC